TCTTCCTCTTCCTCTTCCTCTTCCTCTTCCTCTTCCTCTTCCTCTTCCTCCTCTTCATTTTCATTCGTATTTGAATTGGAGCGAAGTGAATTATTTTCAGCTTCTAATTGTTCGATTTGTCTTAATATTTTCATTTCTTCGGTTTCTTCCATATTCGGTTTTGATGCTGCACGTTCTCGCAATGGTATATTTTCATTACTATTTGAATTTTCAAGTTCGTCATCATCTAGTTCTTCATTTACATTTTCTTCACTAGTGTCGTCATTAGAAAAATCAGAGACAGGGGCAGGAGCAGATATAACTTTTGACGCAACAATTGGTTTTCGTTTTATTTTATTAGGGGAAGGAGCAAATGTAACTTTTGGCGCAACTTTTGGTTTTGTCTTCATCGCACTAGGTGGAAGAGCAACAGGTGGTTTTACAGCAACAGGTGGAAGAGCAACAGGTGGTTTCACAGCACTAGGTGGCTTTACAGCACTAGGTGGTTTCACAGCAACAGGTGGAAGAGCAACAGGTGGCTTTACAGCACTAGGTGGTTTCACAGCACTAGGTGGTTTCATGGCATTGAGTGGCTTTGTAGCAGATGCTTGAGCAACAGATGGTTTTCTCACAGATGTTGACATCGTTGTGGCAATAGGAGACTTCTTTACTGGAGATGGGACTTTCTTGATAGGGGATGTATCTGCCTCATTTGCAAAGGGGTCGATCATTAGAAAATTAGACGCCGCCATACTATTGATGGAATGATATTTGATTTTTTTTCTAAACGCTTTTATTATGATAGAAGCATTTAATAAAAATAGTATTTATATGGGATTAATACATACGATAATTGGATCGTGGCAATTCATTGGTATGAACAGGATGAAAATTTTTCATAATTTTTCCAGCCTTTAATAAAATCTCTCGCTTTTCTACATTATCCGGACGAATCTTTGATGTGGCTTCATCTAATGAGCACCATTTAATGGCACCAATTTCACGAGTCATATGAAGATCTTGTAGATTCATTTCCACTTCGACGGAAGTATTACATATCGCAATATAGTACTTATGACAGTAATGAACATGATTGGATCCAAAAAAAGTTTCTGAAATGGAATAGGTATTTTGTAGGACAACAAAATCGGTACGTTTGAGTCCCGTTTCTTCTTGAAATTCACGAATGGCACAATTCATATCATTTTCATATGGATTACGTCGTCCTTTTGGAAATCCCCATTCAGGTTCGTCCCATTTGGTAGGATATTGAAGAATAAGATCGGACAGATGTTCACGAATTTGAACAAATCGTTTTTCAGAGGATTCATAATCATTTTTATGAGAGCGTATACTTGATGTTTCTCCCCATAGTCCCTGCCACAATTCATAGAAATTTTTAGTACATAACCGTTGTTGTTCCTCATGTGTCATACCTTGTAGCAATTTAGAAATGTATTCTGTATCAAATTGGCTGTATTTACCACGTATGAATTCAACAAATGCTAAAGAATCTTTTCGTTGAATCAAAAGAAATTGGATGGAATCATTTCCATTGTTTATCATGGTTGTTTTTGAAAATAAAGAGGAACGATTGATGTCATTATTATATTTAACAGCAATGATCCCATAACTTGTTACAGGTGCTAAACAATTACGAAATAGATGACCCACTAATCCACAATTTGTGCATTGTTGTGTCCGGTTACCAGTATGATTCATTTGAAATATGCAAATCCTTAGGGGGTAATATACGAGGCTCTTTAGACCGAATTGCATCACTTGTGAGAAAGAGAGAAATAAGAAATAAGAGGGATTGAATAGAATGCTATTTCCCCCGAGTGTATGGGGACCCTTTTTCTGGCATACGATTCATATTGTTGCTCTGGGTTATTCAAAGAATCCAACGTATACTGATAAAAAATGTGCGAAGGAATTTTATGAATCATTAGCCTATTTGATTCCATGTACTATTTGTCGTCAACACTATAAAGAGCATTTAATTAAGAATCCTCTTACTCCTTTCCTTGATTCAAGAACTGATCTTATCAAATGGACGGTAGACATTCATAATAGTGTCAATAAAATGCTAGATAAGCCTGAATGGACATTAGAAGAAGTATTATCATATTATGAGCGAGTAGGAAATCGTAATCGTTCACCCGTTTGGACGAAGGAGGATATGAATGAAGTAGATTATCGCTCTTTTGTGAAGGGGTTTATTACAGGTTCTGCTATTTTATCCACCCTGGGTGGTGTCTTCTATTTTTTACAGCATTTACAAAATAAATAGATATATCGTGGAAGAGGTCATATCATAGAAGAGGTCGTATCATAGAAGAGGTCATATCGTACGATTATATATTTGTATCCAGATAATAATAGTAGAAAGATGAATGTTGCACAATATTTTTTAGGAAAGAATGCCAAATCGTCGTCTGATCAAATGAATACTTCTAGTACACCTGGACTATTTAACAGTTCCACATTTGCACCAATGACAGCATTGGGTAATACCTTATATACAGGAATGAATGTAAATAGTTCTTCCAAAATGGGAATGTATATCAAACAGATTTTATCCTATTTATTTGGAATCGCCATTGTGATATTGATTATTATGCTATTTATTCATTTCTTTATTACACCTGTATTTAGTTTACAGCCTGGCGCTCCCGGTATTTTTGTCGTACCAGGACTGGATGATGGAGTTCTCTTCTGGAATAAATCAAGTCCCACTGTTCTTCCAAATAAGGGTTTGCCGATAGAAAATATGGATTATGGTTATTCTTTTATGATCGATATTTTTATTGAAAATCCACATGTTCATTTCTCAAAACATCCACGCATTCTCTTTCGTCGTGGTGGCACCCTCCATCCAAAACCTACAGGTGATACATTATTGGGACTAGTTGATAATTATAATGTAATTGCTGCCTTATTACCTGATACAAATGATTTAATGATCTCGGTTCTGAATTCTAATAATAATACGGAGAATGCGATCATTTCAAATGTACCTGTTCAAGAGCCATTTCGTGTGGGAGTGATTATAATGGATTATGCGATGGAAGTGTATATAAATGGACATTTAATGAAAACGCGTGCGTTTAGTGCGGTTCCAAAAAGTGTAAAAGGAGATATTTATCCAATCAGTGGAGCAGAATTGAGTATGGCAAAAATGAGAAATCTAAAGATATGGTCACGAGCACTTACCAGTTCTGAAATTCGTTATGCGGAACCAGCCATGAGTACAGGAAATGATTTTGGTTCGGGTCAAATGTCTACTACATCCTCATGTGGTGATCTTGATCAGCTAGATCGTGATGTATCGGATCGTATGAATCATGGTGCAGATTCTGTTGCGAAAACATTCTCAAATACATATAATAAATAGATAGAATGAATACACGTAGCATGATAGGATATGGGTTGATTATTGCGGCAACGATCATTATTACATTATCTATTGTATATTCCACGTATGTATATCTGATATACGGAGGAATCATGATAGGACTTATCTATTATCTATTCTATTATTCCGAAGAGGATATGATGGATGTATTGACTACGATGACGCCTTTATCTGCTACTAAAATGATAGTGATGTCTGAACGTACACAGAGCACTTTATTAGGAACAGGAAGTTCAACAGTAATGGGATTTTTTAATATTCAACAAGGGGATCGTACAACGACATATATTGATAAGCTTCGTCCTGATGAGTTTACGCCACTTTTTCAGGTTGCTAATAATTGGTATTTTGAAATATCACATGGTCCCAATGGATATAAACAAACCAATGCTCGCATGCGAATACGAACAAAAGATAGTTCAGGGATCATAAAGGATGAACTCATGGAACTCCCACCGCTTCCTAAGCAGAAATGGATATGTATTGCGGTATTACGTGATGGACGCAGATTTGATGTCATTTATGATAATAAAACGGTTGCTTCACAGCGACTTCAGAATTATCCTGTTGTGATTGGTAGTCCATTATCGGTAGGAAATAAAGGATTGTCAGGTTCAGTGATTCATGTTATTATTAGTGGACGACGTCTTACTCCTACAGAGGTAGAACGTGAGCGTCTCAAATATGTTGACACGACAAATATGGTCATTGAGAGTAATCTCTTTGATATTAGTTTTCCAAATCTAAGACTATTTGGTCAATGTCCCCCCGGTTTGCCATGCGATCCTATTACGAAGCCTCCTCGTAGCAATTTACTACAATGGAAGACCCCTTATGCATAGACTACTATCTATTATAAAGGGAAATGGTCAGCAGTATAGAACAGCATTACAAATGGGCAGTCTGTCTATTTTTAATTTTCAGATGATTGGAGGATTATAAAAGTTCGATATAGAATATCCTTGTATCTGTCAGATAATGGAAGGCAATACAAATTCATCCCCCGTATCAAGATTGGTTTCTATTCTTCTTTTTTTTGCGGGACTGATTGGTGTCTATTATTTATATAGTTATCTCTTTGGTCCTACAACATTCAATACCTTTGTATTGCTTGATAAGACTCAGAAAGCAGACATTGATCCCGTCAAGCCTATCACCATTGCATCGGATAAAATGCCGACCCTGTATGAAGGTGGTGAATTTTCTGTTTCTACTTGGATTTACATCAATAATTGGTCCTATCGTCGTGGATACAATAAGTCCATTTTGCGTATTGGAGGATCAAGTTTTGATAGCATTCGTATTTATTTGGGTGGATACAAACCCAAACTCATGGTTCGTCTTCACACGAAGGATAATAGTTCACCGATAACACTAGCAAATAGTCCTGATGCACCGCAATCAGAATCACTAGAAATCGCCACATTGAATGCGATCTTCAATGTTCAACAGATGGAAGCGGGTCTGTTAGATCAACCATCTTCATCCGGTTGTGACTTACCCGAAGTTGATTTACAACGATGGGTCAATATTACCGTTTCGGTGAATGGAAAGACAGTGGACGTCTATTTGGATGGAAAATTAGCGAGATCGTGTGTGTTACCTAATTATTTTAAGGTAGACAGCAGCTATTCGGGATATTTATTATCAAATGGAGGATTTGGTGGACAAATTGCGAATACAATCATGTACGACGCCGCATTGAATCCAGAAACCGTATATAGAAACTATATTGCGGGTCCCGATCAAATCACAGGATTTTGGCAATGGTTTACCTCATTCTTTGATACAGGTGTTGATGTGACATTATCAACAAAGTAATCGGCAAAGTAAATCATAGATATGCTAAAATAAATACTACAAATTAGTAAGGAGAGCAATGCTTGGTATTGGAAATAATACACAGTCTGCTAATTCAAATCAGCCCGGTGGTATGGTACAACAAATGTTAATGTCAATCGTATGGGTATTTCTTACGTATCTGGCACTTATCTTTGTTGAATTGATTTATAAATATATCAATCGTTTATCTGTCAATCGAACGGTATTATTGCCCAATACTTATATTACAGATGATAAATCTGTTAATATACCTCAAAATCCAAATGTAATAGGAGCAAAAACAGTCAATTTATCGGATAATGAGAGAAGTGGAATTGAATTTAGTTATTCCTTTTATTTGTATGTTCATCCATCTGCTTTTCGTCAGGAAGATGGATTATTACATATTTTTCATAAGGGATATGCGAATCAATTTCCTTTATTGGCACCCGGTGTTTATATGCGATCGAATACCAATACTCTTCGTATTTATATGAATAGCTTTAAAACATGGAATAACTTTGTGGAAGTAGACAACTTTCCCGTTCAAAAGTGGGTTCATGTGGTCATTGTATGCAAGAACAGTGCATTAGAGATTTTTGTCAATGGCAATTTATCCCGAAAAATGTCATTTGACGGATATGCCCCTTATCAGAATTATCAGGATGTGTGTTGCTTTAGCAACCGAATTCTACATCTAACACAGACACAAGTCCCCTCCACAGATGATAGTGGGTTTCATGTCTTTGGTGTGATGAAAGGTATGTTGAGTCGTCTCAACTATTTCAATTATGCACTATGTTATGCGGAGATTCAGAAATTAATGAATGAAGGTCCCTCTACAAAAATGGATAGTAGCATCATGAATAATGTACCACCTTATTTGGATGATACATGGTGGTCACAGGGATATTAATACGCTACAATATGACACACGATACTAAATCTGTAGGTCTAAAGGATATACATATTTACTATTCAACACATAGTAATGCCAGGCGGTGGTCTATTCTCCTTAGTAGCCTACGGAGCACAAAATGTCCTATTAAGTGGTAATCCTGATTTTACCTATTTCTATAAAACGTATAAAAAATATGCGCATTTTGCGGAGGAATCAGTAACATTTGCGATGGACGGTCCACAGGATTTATCCTATGATCAACCGATTCAGGTTCGTTTCAAAATACAACGCATTGCCGATTTGGTGCGTGATATGTATTTTGTCTTTAATTTGCCTGATATTTACTGCAAATATATTGAAGAATTGCCTACACCATCCGGTAGAAATGAACAATATAATTTTGCATGGACGAAATTTATTGGATGTCAAATCATTCAGAACATTGGATGTTTTATTGGTGGTCAGAAGATTCAAGAATTTAATGGAGATTATATGGTAAACAAGGCACAATCCGATTTGATTGGAACAGATTATGACAAATGGCAACGATTAGTGGGAAATATCCCTGAATTATATGACCCTGCGAATGGACTCTATGCGGGTGGTTCTACGGGAACAGGATATCCATTGGTATTTAACAATAATGGACAATCGCCAGCATCCACTACAACACCAGCAAATGTCAATCGTCCATCTATTTCAGGGAGACAAATTCAGGTTCCATTGCCTTTCTGGTTTGCGGAATCTACGTTTGAATCGTTGCCATTGATTGCGCTTCAATATCATGAATGCGAAATTCAGATTACGTTACGTCCGATTAACCAGCTGTATAGGATTTTGGATGGAACTGGGAATGGAAATCAGGTAGCACCAGGATATCAATACAATCCGTCACCTGTTCCATTACAACCACAGAATGTATATTATACTACTGTTTCGGATATATCGGACATTACGATTAACAATTTTTTGACAGACATTGGAACACCAAAACCGTTATTGAATACATGGTCGTTACAGCCTCGTATTCAGATGACTTATATTTATTTAACAGATGATGAACGTACACAATTTTCTTCCGAGCCTTTACAATATTTGGTACGTCAAGTGACATCCTACTATTTTGATGGATTGATGACGCGACAATTTGTCGAATTGGATACACATAACCCGATTGAACGTATTTTTATAGTGCCAAGACGTTCCGATTCTCTCTTATACAGAAATCAAAATGATAATTATACGAATTGGGTGAATCCATTAAAACCACCATTTATTCCACCAGCAGGTGGTACTGGTTGGCCAGATCCTGTCAATACGACACAAGCCACTGGTGTACTTGTTCTTAATGGACAACGATCGATTTTACAAACACTAGCCATTTTAGGAGATGGAAATTTGTTACAAGAGGAGAAACCAATTAGTTATTATACGGAGTTGGTGCCGTGGAAGTATTTAAAAGGTAATCCGGATCCTGAGTTAGTGGTATATCCATTTGCACTCACATCACCAAGTTCACAGCCCGATGGAAGTATCAATAGTAGTCGCATTCGTGTCTTTCAAATCGATTTGAATGTCTTTCCTCTTCCTACCAATAGTTTTTATACCTATCAATTTGCTATTTATGTGGAAAGTTTAAATTGGGTGACGATTTCAGCTGGTATGGGCGGATTGAAATACGCCCTGTAATAGAATATTTGATGAAAGATGTGTCGTATTGTTTTCTATAATAAAATCAATAGGATTCATAGAATGTCTATATTATCTGAAATATCTAGTACATTACAAATGTCAACGATAAAGGATAGTGTAGTGGAGATGTACCATACTATGTTTAACAAATTAAATAAGGTAAAAGATGCATTTTCAAAGGAACCTACTATTTTGCCAATCATCAAAGAAACGGCATCTGTGAAGGATGAGGGGTATGCATCACCTCCTACACCAGCTGAGCCAGCTAAGCCAAAAACATCTGGAGAAATTATCAAGGCAACATTGATCAATATCAAAAATGCTGTATGGGAATATGGATCTAAATTATTGATGATCATGTTTTATCTCTATTTGGCGAGTCTTGTTGCAAATGATATGATTATTTATGCAGCACCCATTCGTGCCTTCTTTTTTGTATTCACATTATTCTTTACAGTTACTCTTGCTCCCTGTGCTTTTTTTGTAGCATTGTATTATTTATTA